ACATTTTGAGTCATAGTGACTATGGACTACATATTTTATTTTCGAAATGAGTTGATACTTCACGAAAGTTTTTGGGTCAATTTTAAACTCATTTAATTTATTCTCCGCAAAATTTTCACATTCAATAAATTCTTCATTTCCATCTTTTTCAATAATTAAACCACACATTTCTTCAGGTGCGGCTTTTTCTGCGGCTTTGTAAATAGACTCTAACATTAGTCGAACCTCTTACTTCCTGGAAAAGCTCCAAAAGGTAGTACTGCTGTACTAAGCTCATCTGCTTTCGGTCTTGAAGTAGCGCTAGAAGGACTAATAGGCGTCGCATTGAATCTACGGCTACAAGAACTTAATCTTTTACCACAAATATCTCCTCTTTTCCAATAACTTCCAAATCCTGGTGTGTTTCCTGTGTTTGTAGTTTTAGTTTGCCATAAACTATACCCTGTTGCTTCCCAAGCTGAGTTTGCAGTTACATAAGTCCAAGTCATAGCATATAATTCTGCAGTATCTCCATTACTAGGATTGCCGGGAAAACCTAATGTTGAAGGTGGATTTATTGTTTCTGTTTTTCTTACGTAATCATTAAATCTATCATCTGTATAAGCATAGTAAGTTGTATTAGCATTATAGTCATCAAATACTCCTGCTCTTACAAAATTAGAGTTACTTTCTGAAGGAGTACCTCCATTTGCTTTAGTTGTAGAAACTCTTGCTTGCCAGTAACTAGGTCTAGTTACCGTTGAATAAGTTCCGTCTGCATTCATTCGTGTTACTGATTGATTATAAGAGTATAAACTATTTGTAACTATATTTCCAGTTAACGAGTCCCAACTTACTACAGAAGTATTCGGTAAAATATAGTGGTCGTCTTGATTTACATAGACTGTAAGTTTAGTGGTATTGCCATAATTTCTATATATTCCATAAGTATGCCAACTACACCCACCAATTTTTTGACTCTCTTTTTTAGTAGGACATGCACCTTGATACTCCCATGCACATCCATTTCCTACAATAGTTCTTTTAGGAACTAGTACTCCATCTAAGTCAAAAGGTGAGTTAAGTTCAAATTCTATACTCATAGAATCTTCACTAGATACTTTATCTATAATCCACACTTCTCTTGAAAACTCTATTGGTTGATTCCCTGCTAGAGTATCTGCGGTACCTCCTTTTAAGTACTTTTCCATAGTAGTTCTTCTAATTACTTTTTTACCTAATAAACTGTGAAAATCTTCTCCTACTGCTTTTTTAAAACTTACTTCTGGGTTTGTGCTATCCGTAGCAGTAGATATATTTATTTTTGGTCTTGCAATAGCACCTGATTGATTTTTCTCAAATCCATCTGCATGAATCGGTAAAGTGTAATATGTATTCAATTGCGAATTATCATCATAATCATACATTTGTATAGGATTATTATTAGCGTGATTGTAAGGGCTAAATCGTATAAAACTACCGTCTGCTTTTTCAATCTCATACATATGTACAAGAGTGCCAGGGGTTAATGTTGTAAGTGCCGCTATTAAACTCATTATTCGTAAACTCTCACTAATTTTAATTTTAAATCGTAATAATCTGCATATGCCCATGACTGTGCCCAGTCAGAGCATAAAACTTTGATAGTAGTTTCACTACCATCTTCCTCATAAGTAAAGTTAAAAGAATCTACACCGCCTTTTGTTTCTAAAAAGTTAGTAATTGAATCTATATCTGCTTTTGCTCTATTTGCAAAACTTAAAGAAAAAGTTTGACTTAATCTATTAATACCATCTCCAACTCTCTGCATATAACCATCTCCAAATTGAGCTATATGAACTCTTGGTGTATTTTGTCTAGTAAATCCTTTGTCTGGTACTGCTTGTCCTAAGCTACCTCCTACGCTAAATCCTATTGCCATTAGTAACTACTTAAGAGGCCTCCTGCCCTCTGCTGTTTAACAATTTCTTGTTGTACAGCCGCTGCGATACTTGTTCCGAACGCTTTTGCTTTGTCTCCTTCCATTTTGACATCTGTTCCACTATCACTTACATTTACGCTAACGTTAACATTATTTGTACTACCGCCACCGCCATTTAACATTTTTACTGGTATTTCTCTATCGTCTCCTAATGGTACGACAGCTTCTGTTCCGTGTAGAGTTGCTTGATATCCTGCTTCTGGGCCGTCTGCTATACCTCCTGCTCTATAAGAACGATAGCCTCCTCTACCTCCTGGCTGCATAATTCCGCCTTCTCTACCAACAGCTCCAGTTCCTCCTAAGAAACCTGAAAGAGATGCTGCTGCACCAGGATTAACCATACCTACCATTGCCATCAACATATTTAATATAAGCTGTTTAATTATCATTTTTGTAATATCTGCTATAATAGAAATAGCCATATCTCCAAAAGCTTGTTTTAGTGTTTTTGTACCTTTTGCAACATCAACTAATGCGCCTGCCATATCATTAGCAAGACCATCTGTTAATCTTTTTGAAATGCCTTCTTGTAATTTTAACATTCCATTTATTTTCTCTAGTTCTAATGCTTGTGCTGCATAAGCTTCTGTCTGTGCCCTAATAGCATCTTCTTTAAATCTAGCTGCATCTTCTTCGGAAGCTCCTGCACCCAATGCCTCTTGTTCTGCTAATGCTCCAAACGCTGTTATATCGTCTCTTTTACCTAATACGAAGTCTCTTTGCTTATTGAAGAAAGAGTTTCCAAAACTTCCCATTTCTAGTCTTGCTTGTGCATCATTTATTCCTTGTTGACTTCTACTTAAAGCTGTCATAATTAGTTCTTTTTGTATATCTAGTTCTTTTTGTGCAAGGTCTACTTTTTCTTGTGCGACATCTCTTTGTCTTTCTAAATCTTCTAGTACTAATCCGTTTTGTTCTGCGTAAGTTTGGTTTGCAATAAGTTTTGCTGCTTCTAATTCGTTCTGAGATGTTGCAAGATTGTTTGCTTTTTGTGCTAGTTTAATTCTTGTTTCTGCGGCTACTTTATCTTCTCTATTTACTAGTACACTTGCATCTAAGGAATCTAATTTTAATTGTAGATTACTTTTTCTTATTCTTTCTTCTTCTTCAATATTTTTTGTTATTTCTTTATCTATCTCTAGTAAAACTCCACGATTTTTCTTATCTGCATTGATGGCATCTTGGTCTGTTTTCTTTTCTATACCCATTTGAGTAGTAGCATCATCAAATTTTTTCACTACAGCAGGATTATCAAATCCTTTGACTAATCCAGTTGCTATTAATTCCTCTAATACTTTTGCGACTGCACCTCTGGTGTCTTCTCTCTTGATGTCTTCGCCTTTTTTTAAATTGTTAAAGTATCTTTCTACATCTCTTTGGCTTGTAAAAGCTTTGTCTGGTTGTATAGCTGCATTGATACTATCAAGTCCTAGTTGACTACTTGCTAAATTTGTTATTTCGTTTGCTTGTCCGAGAATAGCCTCACTTCTTAGTCTCATGTTATGCGCGTCAAATTTTTGGTAGTCACCTTGGTCACCTAAAGTATTTGCCGCGCCGGAAACAAAGGCTTTAAAGCCCATTCTTTGCCTAATAGCAGTCATATCGTTATTAGCTGCTTCACGTGCTGCAAATGCATTTGTTCCCATGGCTCCTGTTTCTTCATCTGTAATAGTTCTTATAGCTTTACGTAAAGGAGTAAACTTACTAGTTGGTGCTCCTGATATTAATCCTTGTAAAGCTTTAGATACAGCTTGTAATTGCTCTGGCATTTGGTCTAGTGCCATTCCTATAGCCATTATTCCATTTGCTAACTCGACAAAAGGTTTTGCCATGTCTTTGTCTACTATGCTACCATCAAATAAAGCTTGAAGACCTGCCATTTTTGGAGATAACTGTCCTAGAGTTTGTGCTACCTGTTGAAATTTCTGTATAACTGCATCGTCTGCTCCGCCTCTTACAGCTTCATTGTATTGACCTATTAATTTTATAACATCAGTACTCTTTAAAGCGTTTGCAACTTGTTGTACCATTGAAGTAGAACTACCTAATAATCCTAAATCTGATACAGCTTTCATTCTTGTAAGTTCTGTATTTAATGTGTCTAAAACCTCTGTAGTTTCTTTCATACGTTCTTGGAACGCAGTAAGTCCTTTCTCTTCTTCACTAAAGAATTCTTTTATGGCGCCTACAGCCATAAATATTAAACTTATCCAACCAAAAGCACCCATTAATTTTGAAAGAGCTTTACCTGCAAGGGAAGCTCCTCTAGCTATAGTAGCAAATAAACTTTGAAATCCTGCTTTTGCTTTTTGTATATAAACATTAGTTGCTATACCGAGTTGTTTATACTCTAGCTTAGCTTTTGTCATACTACCTTTTAAACCTAATTCTTGGTGTTTGATATATCTATCAAATTTTGCTCTTTCTTCAGCGTTAAATTTATTCAGTAAATGTCCTTTTTGTTTTAAGTGTCTTTTTAATACTCCAAGTTCTTGTGCATTTAATTTTTTACCCATAGCAGCTTTTTGCATAGTCTTACTTTGTCCAGACATATCCATTCCTGATAACATGCCTTGCATGCCCTGTCTACCACTAGCTGTAAATTGTTTTCTTCCCTCTGTTCCTAATGTTCCATCTTTTTTAAGTTTGTCTATTAGTTTTGCATCTTTTGATAAATTTTTTGCCATCTCCTTACTGTTATCAGCAGTTCGTTTTGCAGCTTCAGAAAAATCATCCAACGCTGCTGTTGGTAGTATTTGAGAAACAATTGGAGCGGCTAGTAATCCAAAAACACCAATTAATCCCATTAGATTATCTTTTAAGAAGTTAACTATCGGTATTATACCTGTGATAATTTGTTCTTTTAATTCTTTTGTTAAGTCATCAAACTCTTTAGCAAACTGTCCAAGAGCAAAAGCATCTGGGTCCATAATTTTGTTAATGGCACCGAACTTTCTTTCTGCCTGTTCTAGTACTTCATTAGCCACAGCTTGTGACCTTTCAAATGCATTTAGTTCATTTCTTGTTTTTCCTATAGATAGTGCATATTTTTCAGTAGCAGGTTCAAGTCTTAATATAATACCTAATTCATCTAATAATTCGGGTTCTGCTTTCGTCACACCTCTTATTAATCTGTTAAAAGAATCTGTTAAGTCTCTACCTAAAGCTAATGAGGCATTTTTTGCTGCTTCACCTAGCCCTTCTAATTGACCTCTGGTAAGACCTGCGGCCGTACCAATAGCAACAGCGGATGCTGCTTCTTTAAAAGTTAACATACCTGCAGTAGCTTGTTGTACTGCTGTAGTCATAGTTCCAAACGCTTGACCAGTAACAGCACCGAAGGCTTTTTGACCTTCAATCATGTTTCTAATTTCCATTGCGTCTTGTAAAAATCTAAATGCTGCTGAAACGGCGAATACCTGTGCAGCGATTGTTGCGTAAATAGGCACGAGCCCTCCACCAATAGTTTGGGCTTGTTTTGAGAATGCTTTTGTTGTGTTTGATGTTTGCTGTGATAAAGATTTAAGTCTTCTATCGCTTTCTTGTACGTTTTTAGCTACCGAGCCAACGTCTTTTCCAGCATTTTTTGCTTTTTTACCTAAATCTTTTAAAGAACCGCCATCGGTAAGGGTAACCTTTACTTCACCGCCATCTATCTTTTTCGTCATTTACTTTCTTCGTGCTTTTCTCTCTGCGTTCATTCTTTCATTTATAGAACGAGTATTGAGAGCCTCGATGTTTTTAAGCCAAAAAATACAGTCTTTTTTGTCTTCAACTTCGTATATTTCTAAAATTGCTCCTAGTGCTGATAAATCTTTACCAAAGTAAGACCCAGACATTCCATCCCATCTGTCAGGTAACATATCATGAATTGCAAATGCTATCTGCACCTCGTAAGGTAATATATCACGAGATGGGGGCATTTTATTAGGGTCAGGTTCCTCACCAAGTTGTTCACAGATTCTTAAATATTTATCTAAGTCTATGTCATTTTTAAAGAATCTTTCTAGTTCCGCAAGTATTAAAGTTACTTGCGTTCTGTAAAATTTTCTAAGTCTCCAACTTGTTCAGTAACCCAGGTATCGAAATCGTTAGAATTTTTCATTAGAACTTCACAGTTTTCATCTGTGAACTCTAAGCAATCTTCACTCTCGACTCCTGATGTATCTACTAATAGAAGCTCTTCTAAGTATTTATACTTCAGTCCAGTCCATCCTTTGATAACTGCTTTTATATACTGAGGAAGGAACTTATCTGCATCGAATTCTTCTTCGTATGCTCTAGTCTTTTTATTAAACTTTTGAGTTACACACTTATTTCTTAACTTCAATAACTCTTCTCTTGCAAGATAAGTTAGTTTAATTTTAAAACCGTCCATCCCAGGATAATCAAATTCTACTGTTTTGCTAGGAGTAAGTAAACTCTTTAGCGAAATGGGTTCTTTTTTTAATTCTTGTACTACTTCTTTGTTCTTTTCCAATTTTAATCTCCAAAATTGAACGAGTGAGGATTGGATTCCTCACTCATTCTTAGTTAAATTATGATGTGTATGTTACACTCATTTCATTTGTTGCATTTGCTGCTGTGTCCGATGATAAATCAGATGACAACGCGTGGAAAGCCACATCTACAGATATTACGTCCTCAATACTATGAGCTGGTAATTCTAAGTGACATTTTGGCATTGCTACTGCACATCTAGGAGTATTACTTCCTCCGCCTATATTAAATGTTAAAGCAAAAGCGTTAGTAATAATTCCTCTTGATTCTTGAAGTTTTTCAAATAAGTCTAATGACCCATTTGTTTGTGAGTTCAAGTAACAAGTAAAGTTTCCTGAAACATTTCTAGTTCCTGTTATATGCCCAATAGGCTGGTTAACATCTCCTAGAGTTTCTGGGGTTAAATAATTGAGGTTGTTCTCAATAGTTATACTTCCACCAGTTAGAGTTACAGCAAACGTGATGTCTGAGTTACCTAAAGCACCAGTGGAACCACTGACTTCAGATGCATCATATTGTACAGTTAAATCTGTTAACTTCTGTCTAATGAAGTTTGTTGTAGAGGAAACTCCCTCGTTGATTAAACCAATAGTGGTTGACTCCTCTCCTGTTACTGCTGGAGATGTTGCTCCTGCGGTAACTTTGAGCTGTACAGCCTCTCCTATTGTTTTACCATTTCCAGACCAGCTGATTTGTGCTATACCATCAATATCAAAATCGATAGTAGCTGAACCGACTGTACAGTCAGATAGCTTATAGACGGTTACACCATCAGTGCCTGTTGTATATATTTCTCCTTCTGAATCCTTGGTTGCACCAAGAACGAAGAATAAATCAAATTCTCCTAAAGTTACATTGTTTGAACTTGCAAAATCAAATGCGTTAGGTTCGTGAGCTGCAGGGTCAAATGTTCCTGATTCACCAACCGCAGCCATGTAATTTGAAGCACCCATAGCTGCCCACAATGGACCTTCTACTGCAAACTTTTTAGCGTTTCCAGCATGTAGTCCTGCATCTGCAGCGTATGAACCAGCTGCTGATGTTGTAGGTCTTATATAAGTACTAAAGCTCCACTCTGCTGGTGCAAAAGAGTCGGTGAACATTGTTCTCCCTCTTTTTGTATAACCAGAAGATGTAGCTGCTTCGTTCAATGTTACTTCGGTAGTATTTGTTGCCTGACTGAATGAAAATCCATCCAAAACAGGAATTTCATAAAGAGCTGTATTGGCGGTTGTACCGTCTT